AACGGCACAAAGGAAATGAGTGCCGAAATGGAGCAATATCTCATAAAGTTACAGGAAGGCATTGCCAAAGCCGAGGAAGAAAGCAAAACCCGCCTGCCCGAAAACCTGCAAAAAGTGGCCGCCATCCTGAAAGATGCCGCCAACATGGCCGCCCTGTTCGATGAAGAACTGGGGCAGGTGATTAACACGGCTGCCGAGGTAGCAGCAGGTATCTCATCTATTGCTACCGGAGTTGCCAAAATGGAGACCGATCCGGTAGGTGGCATAACTTCTATAATTTCAGGGATAACAGGCATTGTATCAGCCTTTAAAAAACAATCGGAGGCGCAGAAAAAAGCCGCCGAAGAATGGGAAATGATGTCAATGAAGTCGTATTTATCTGATTTTGAATATAATGAATTACTAAGAGAAAGGAAACGTATACAACAACAGATAGGAGAAACAACACTCCAATACAACAGTCGGATAACCAATGAACTTCAGAAGCAAAAGTCACAGAATGAACGGGATTATAATGTTTTGTGGAATACGTTAATGAAAGGACAACATGATTTATCTGGTCCGGCAAGAAAAGACTTTGGTTCAACAGTTGCCAGCATATATGGCAAATCATTTGATGAAATAAAGAAGCTATATGATTCAGACCAGCTTTCCGAAAAAGCCAAACTGCTTTTCGAGCAACTTCAAAAGCTGAAAGATGAGGGCGAAGACATTAATAAGATGCTTGCCGAACAGGCCGAGGCCATGCGCGAAGCGCTCACCGGCACCACCAGCGAGGCTATTACAGACGCCATTGTTGCCGGATTTGAAAATGGCTACAAATCGGCTGCCGACTTTGCCGACACGTTTCAGGATATGATGAAAAAAGCCGTTTTACAGGCTTTAAAATTGCAGGTGTTGGAGGAACCCATCCGCCAATGGTACGAGGCATTTGCTGCCAGCATGCAAGCCGGAACCATTGATACAGACATGGAGCGGCTAAACAAACAATGGGAGGCGATAATCGGAAAGGCCGCCGACTGGATGGATGCCGCTGAACAGGTAACCGGCCTCACATTTGGGGAAACTGGCTCGCAAACTGCCAAAGCCGGGGCCATCACCACCATAACCGAGGCTACCGGCTCGAAGCTGGAAGGCCATTTCGTGGCGGTACGGGTAAATACAGGCAAGCTTGTGGAGAGTGTGGCCGATATACAGGCTCGGTTTGTTAAACAGGCTTTAGACACGGCAGAAATAGCGAAAAACACCAGGGAACTTTACCGCCTCGAAGCGGTTGAAAGCACATTGAAAAGGCTGGAAAACGATGGAATAAAAATAAAATCTTAAATCTATTGTCTAAAATCTAATATCTAAAAATATGACCGGAGAACTTTTTATAAATGGAGTGGACGTATATGTCCAGTACGGGGTTACCCCGTTGAAAGGTACTTTTTCAGAATTATTAAAGCCCGTAAGCACTAAGCCACCGCTGGTTGTTGATTTTGACAACGACGATGGCGAGGAAGTACTATTTCCGCTTGAACCCATGCCGGTTGATGCGCGCAGCTTTAACATGCAGATTGCACTTGTTGCTGATAACCAGTACGATTTTCACCGTAAAAAAGCCGCATTTGAGATATTCCTGAGGGATAAAAAATTTATGTTGTATTTTTCTAAATTGCCGGATTATATTTATACCTGCTATTTCGAAGAATGTACTCAATACAGCCAGTTGGAGCCATTCACCAACCGTCGCGTTTCGGCTATTTTAAACCTGAAGCTGCGCGAACCCAACCCGGCAGCTCGAACCCTTAACAAAGAAGATCATGCGTATGGTGTAATAATTGATGATGCGGCTGCAAACCCCGATCTTACCAGGTGCGGAAACGCAGACATGGCAAAAGCTGCCGTGGTAAACGAACTGGCCGTACAAGGCACCTTGTTGAATGGCTATTTGAAGCGGTTTCGGAAAGGCACAGCTTTGTATTACGAAGATGGCACTGCCTCTATCCTGGACGGCTCGGCGGGCGACGTTGTTACGCATCACCCTGGCTTTTATTTTTTGGTTGAAGATGTAAGCTCAACGGTACATAAGTTGTGGGTTTCACCGTACCCAATTAGCGGATTTACAAAGCGCGAGTTTACGGCTGGTTGCTTTGAGGCGGCGGCCAACAATACCGCCGCCTTTGGAGTACAGGCCAATGCGCTGTGGTCGGTTATGAATACCACAACCGTTTTCAGGGGCGGCAATAACGATGCTGCCAACGACGCCTTACAAAAAGGTTTTTTAGGCAAGGCGAGGACCGTATTATCACGTACCGATTTCTGGAACTATGCACAGCGCAAGGGGACTGATTACGGAATGATTGACTATAATACACATGTGGCGTTATGGATGCTTTTCGTTACTAAGTACGCAACATTAAACAGCCAAAAGGCATTTTCAGCAACGAAGGATACAAACGGCTATTTTACTGGCGGATTAGGTGTAGGCGTCACCGATGTTGACGGTACGGCGTGGAACAATTATAACGGATATTATCCTCTTGTCACAATTGGACGGAATCTATCATCCGGGACTACGGATAGTGTTAGTAATTATACCATTACTGAATTTACTACGGGAGTTGATGAAATTGTTGCGGTCCCTTCGTTTATGGGAATAGAAAACCCATTTGGTCACTTATGGGAATGGACACAAGGAATTAACATCTGGAAGCAAACAGAAGCAGAAGGAAATAAGTTTTTGTCTTATATCTACAATAACGGTGTATATGAAGATACAATAACCAATAAGTATGCCCGATATTTTGAATTTTTAAAAATTGAAGGTTGGACAAAAAACATGATTTTGGGACCGAATGCCGACTTACTTGCTTCAGTTGTTAATGATGGTGCAAGTTCGAGCACATTTTATTGCGATTATTATTACAATTCGCTTTCTGCAGGATATCGTGGGCTTTGGCGGTCGGGTTATGCGGCTTCTGGCACGTTTGCCGGTCTCGCGTATGCGAGTACGTCTAACGCGGTGTCGAATGCGTTTACGTTTCTCGGTTCTCGGCTCGGCTTTTACGGGCGCGTGCGCCCCGGGGTGTGAAATATTTAGGCTGTCTGTACTCATCGTGGGCTTTTGCAGTCGGGTAATGCGAATAATGGCACGAATGCCGGTCTCGCGTATGCGAATACGAATAACACGGTGTCGAATGCGAATACGAATATCGGTTCTCAGCTTTGCTTATACTATTTAGTACAGAGGCCGTGCCACTTGGCAAAAAACAAATAATAATTATACGTGTCTGGTACTACGAAAAAGGAAAGACACATTTAATAAGCCAATTGATGAATGAAAAGGATAGGTAATATATACGATCAGATTTGCGATATGGATAATATTCAGAGCGCAGACGAGATGGCGCGAAAAGGTAAAAAATTACGCTACGGGATTATTTTGCATGATCAAAATAGGGAAGAAAACCTGATGCAACTTAAAAAGCAGTTAACCAACACTACCTATACTACCTCTCCTTATCACGTTTTTAAGGCAATAACCGACGCGGGTAAAGAACGTGAAATTTACAGGCTGCCCTATTTTCCTGATCGTATAGCACATCATGCGATTATGAATGTACTGGAACCGTATTTTGTTGAAACATTTATACGAGATACGTTTTCATGTATAAAAGGACGTGGAATCCACGATGGTGTCAAAAGACTTAAAACAGCACTGATAAATCAGAAAAATACCAATTATTGTTTAAAACTCGATGTAAAAAAGTTTTTTCCTTCAATTGATAATTCTGTACTAAAACAACTTGTGCGCCGAAAATTTAAAGATGCAAGGCTTTTGTTTTTGTTAGATGAAATTATTGATAGTGCGCCTGGTGTCCCGATTGGTAATTACCTCAGCCAATACCTGGCTAATTTTTATCTGTCGTATTTTGATCACTGGATGAAGGAAACCAAACAAGTTAAATACTATTTCCGATACTGCGATGACATGGTGGTCCTTTCTGGTTCAAAAGAATATTTGCATCAATTGCGAATCGACATACAAGAATATTTGTCGAAGAATTTAAACCTTAAGCTAAAAGAAAACTGGCAGGTTTTTCCTGTTAAGAGTCGTGGAATTGACTTTTTGGGCTATGTTTTTTACCACGATCATATTAGGCTTCGCAAGCGGATAAAACAAAGCTTTGCACGCAAAATTTTGCAGGCAAAAGGCAAAAGGCGCATTGAAATTATCGGTTCATATAAGGGTTGGTGTATGCACGCAAATTGTATAAATCTCTATAAAAAACTAACTGGAATGAAACTTTTTAGTGAACTCGGGATTACGGTAGATTCCGCGCCTATGTCGGGCGAAAAAATTAAAATTAACCGCATTGTAAATAAAGAAATTGAAGTCGTTGATTTTGAACTTAACGCAAGCAAGTTTAATGCTGATAAATGCCATAAGTGCCTAAAACTTCAGATTAAAATTGACGGCGAATTACGAATTGTGTTTACCGGTTCAACGATGTTGATACAGGCAGTGCAGAAAATTCAAAAATCAATGCTTCCGTTTAAAACTACGATTATTGAAACCAATGGATTTTATCAATTCACTTAAAAATTACAATTATGAGACAACAACGCAATGAAATTCCGCCGCTGGTTGAAGAAATTGGTCTCGGCAAATGGCATTTCCGCTGGGATGTGCAGGAAAAAACACGAGATGATGAATCGAAATCGAAATACTTCGATTACAACGAGGTAGAACTCGACCACAAACCAACAGCCACAGAGCAAAAAGCAATCAAGGCACAATACGCGTAATTATGAAACTGTACAGGAATAGCACAGAAATAGCCGATGTGAAGGTCACCGATCAGTCGTACCAGGATGCCTCCGTGATGGCTGAAAATTCGATCAATGTTGAGTTTTTCAGCCAAACGGCTTTGGACATCCGGAAGGGCGATTATTGTACCGCTTTTTCGGTTCGATATACAGTTAAGGAGCGGCCTATTCCGGCCATGAAGAAAGGGATTTATCATTATCAGTTTAAAATGTATGCGCCAATACATGAGCTTGAAAAGGTTAAACTATTTCTTTACGACAGCTCCCGAGACCTGACCAAAAGCGAATTCAGCTATACATGTACACCCGCGCAGTTGCTCGATATGATTGTTGCTAACCTGAATGCAGTTCAGCCATTTGGCTGGACTGCCGGAACGGTTATAACCGGCGACGTGAAAACCATTACCATATCAAACCAGAATTGCCTCGAAGTATTGCAGAATGCCGCCACAGAGTGGAAAACTGAATACTGGACCGACGGGTACGCGATCAACATGTGCCGCCACGAAATCACGCCCGATCCGCCCCGGTTGCTCACCATTGGCGGCGGACTGCTGGCAATCGATCAGGAGCGGAACCTGAACAGCAAGGCTATTACCCGGCTGTACGCATTCGGGTCGACAAAGAACTTGCCTGCCGATTACGGTTCATCACGCTTACAAATGAGTGTGCCTTATCTTGAAGTGACTGGTGCGCCTTTCGTGGTTGAAGATGTACAGACTTTTGATCAAGTTTACCCTCGCCGTACTGGCACTATTTCCGAAGTGCGCGAGGCTTCCGGCATTTACTATTTTAAAGATTTCGGTCTTACTTTCGACCCGAACGATTACGAATTACCCGGCTTGACCAAGCATGTTGTCTTTCAATCCGGCTCATTGGTTGGGCTTGATTTCGAGGTAAACTATAATTCAGATACCGAAGAATTTGAGCTAATTGCCTACGAAGAGCAAAGCGGCTTGAGTTTGCCGTCATCACCATTAATCCCGGCCAATGGCGATACCTATATTATTTATAACATAGAAATGCCTGAAAGCTATAAAACGGCGGCTGTGGCCGAATTGGAAGCCAAAGCGCAGGCCTATCTAAACGCGAACCAGGATGATTTAATTTCGCTCAATCTGGCGCAGGATGAAGTACAATTTACCCGCGATGACATGACGCTTCAACTTGGTGAAATAGTCACCGTTCAGGATGATAATATAGAGCCGCTGACTGAAGGCAGAAATATCCGTGTAACGGCCTTTAAACGGTATTTAAACAAGCCCAACAAATACGATAGCATAAAGGTTTCGGACGTGGTTTATGTGAACCCTGTTACTGAAGTAAAGAAAACTACCGAAGAAATTGAAAAGGTAATTGAACGCGCCGGGATGAACAACCCTAACTATTTTTCCCGCAACTGGCGCGATGTGGCTGAAATCGCCAACATGATCAGTACACTAGGAGCCGAGATGCTGATCGTCGGAAAAATAGAAAACCAGTTCACGCTTTCGGGTATTTTTTTCACCGCCAATAAAGGAGGTAATAAAAACATATTTTCAGCCACATCCGGGCAATTGGTTCACTCGATGATACCGACCAGCGACGCTCCCGTGACCTGGGACATTGCCACCTTTGAAGAAACATTATCAACAGACGCAACAGCTTATTATTTATACGCAAAGTGCAGCAAGGCGAACACAAGCGGAACGCTGATTGCCTCATCTGTAGCAATAGGCTACAATTCAGATGCAAATTATTATCACTTCTTAATCGGAATAATTAGCTCTGTTCGCGGAAACGCACGCACATTTCAGACCACATACGGGTTTACTCAAATCAGCGGAAACCAGATCGTGACCGGTAAAATGCAAACTGCTGACGGTTATAATTTTCTCGATTTCGACAATAATAAATTTAAAATAGGAAATACCAGCGCCGGATTGGATTGGAACGATGCTGCCGCCAATACGTTGACATTGAGGGGCGCGCTAGTACAAAATCCATCAGGCCAAACCAGTGAAATAGGTATTTTCAGAGGTCAATACAATGCTGCATTTACATATTATAAAGGCGATGAAGTGGTACATGGCGGGTCATCATATCGTATGATATATAGCTCACCGATTTCCGGTGTTGATCCTCCGAATCTTTTGGTGTGGCAGGTAATAGCCTTAAAAGGAGACACAGGCGCATCTGGTAATTATATTGAATATCAATATGCAAAAAATGGAAGCATTACAACGGCTCCGGATATTGTAGTAACAGATTTGAATCCGTCCGGGTGGTCGGTAACTCCACCGTCAACAGGATCATTGGAATATCTCTGGATGACAAAAGCGGTTAAAAATGCGGCTGGTACTTCGCTGGTATCTAATTGGACGCCTCCGGTCAGGATTAAAGGAGAGGTTGGAGCCACCGGGCCAACCGGACCAATAGGGCCGCTGACAATGGGCGGAAAGGATTATTCCGCTGTCACAACTTATTACGGCAATTCAACGCGTGTGGATATAGTAAAATACGGAGGATCGTATTACGTTGCGCGAACTGACGCTCCTGGCGGGTCGTTTGCGGATATTTTACCGACGAATACAGCATACTGGAACCCTTTCGGTGCAACATTTGACAGTGTAGCTACTGATTTGCTTTTTGCTTCACTGGCCTATATTGATAATTTAGGGGTTAAGTACTTGAGGACTGGAACTAGCGGACAGCGCGTATTCATAAATGGGGCAGATGGATCAATGCACTTTTATAACGCGTTAGATGTTGAAACAATGAAGTTAGAAAGTGGTATTTTAACAGCAATTGGAGCAATATTAAATGGAGCTACTGTGAAAAGTGCTACAACCGGACAACGAGTTGTAATAAATGGAAGTACAAATGAATTAGAATTTTATAATGCTTCAGGAGTTTTAAAAGCTACACTGGGATTATCTGGAACTATTGCATCATTACGAATTGGTTCTAGTGTTGAAATTAACGAAGCTAATTACGTTTTTGGAACTTCCTTTCAAGCTGATGGAAATGGGGTTTTCGCAAGTGTTTTAGGATTAAGTTCATCGCAGTCTACGCCGTCGCTCGATAATACAATTTTTACAAACACATCGGGAGATTTAGTATTTAAAGATAGAACTGGAGCATTGCATACAATTGTGAATATATAAAAGCCCCCAGCTTCACTACCCGTCAATTTCTCACGTCGCCGGGTAAATGATAAAAGTGCTACTACACCAAGCCAGGGGCAAATGTCCTTTGAGTGTAGTAGCACTTTTATTTATTAACGTGAGATTAAACAAAAATACAAAATGATATGAAAACACCAATTAGTTATTACGGTGGAAAACAAAATTTAGTTAATACTATTTTACCATTGATTCCAAAACACACTACGTATATTGAGCCTTTTATTGGCGGTGGTGCGATATTTTGGGCAAAGAATAAAAGTGATGTTGAGATCATTAACGATAATAATCGAGAGCTTATTAACTTCTATGAGGTAGCTCAAAATGAGTTTGTAGAATTGGAAAAGATGGTTAGAATAAGTCTGCACTCTCGTTCTATTCATAATGACGCTACTGTGATTTATAACAATCCACACATGTTTTCAAGGATAAAACGAGCGTGGGCAGTGTGGGTACTGGCAACACAGTCGTTTAGTGCAATGTTTGACGGATCGTGGGGATACGACAGACAAAAAGGAACTACATCATAAAAGATAACGAATAAGAGAGATTCATTTACAATTGATTATTCTATTAGACTACAAGATGTACAGATTGAATGCACGGATGCACTTCGAATTATAAGATCGAGAGATTATGAAAGCGCATTCATTTATTGCGATCCCCCGTATTACAATAGCGATTGCGGTCATTATAACGGATATTCAAAGGAAGACTTTGAACAGTTACTAAAATTATTATCTGAGATTAAGGGAAAGTTCCTTATGAGTAGCTATCCAAGTAATATACTTAACAAATATAGTGATATAAATAAATGGTTTACTAAGACAATAGAACAGCCTGTAAGTGTTGCAAATGGAACTGGCAATGGCGGCAAACGTAAAATTGAAGTATTAACAGCTAATTACGATCTTACTAATCCATATAAAGAAATTCTGTTGTTTTAG